GGCAATAAGCGTACACGAAGAGAACGTGTCTTAGACTTCCCTAAGTTCTGGGATTACGATTATTACTACTTTAATGCTATAGAGGAAGCTGAAAATCAAGGTAAACATATGGCGGTATTAAAATGTCGTCAACGTGGTTATAGCTTTAAAGGAGCTTCAATGCTAGTACGTAATTATGAGCTTATACCGGGATCTAAGAACTTTGCTGTAGCTTCAGAACAGAAGTTCTTGATAGGTGATGGTCTGTTAACTAAAGCATGGCAGATCATGGACTTCATAGATAAGAATACAGCTTGGTCTAAACAACGTCTTACATCAACTCGTATGGAACGTGTATCTGGTTTTAAGATAACCGACGAGTTTGGTAAATAGACAGAGCAAGGTTACTTATCTAGTATTACAGGTATTACTCTGAAGAATGACCCCGAACGTCTTCGTGGTACTCGTGGTAAGCTTGTACTATTTGAAGAGGGCGGTAAGTTCCCCAACTTAGAAACAGCGTGGCGTATTGAACAACCTGCTGTAGAAACTGACGATGGTGTAGCTTTTGGTCTCTTAATAGCATTTGGCACGGGCGGCACTCAAGGTGGTTCGTTTGATGGTCTTAAGAACTTATTCTACAATCCAAAGGCATTCAATGTCCTCAGCTTCCCTAATATATGGGACGATGGACAAGAAGGTACTGAATGTGGATTCTTCGTTCCGTCATGGAGCAACATGAGTGACGACTTCATGGATGAGGACGGTAACAGTTTTAAAGAACGTGCTGTAGAAGAACTGGTTAAGCAACGTAATACTATTCGTGAAGGTGGAGCTACGCAGCAGTCTATTGATAGATTTATCTCTGAACGTCCGTTAAAACCTCAAGAAGCCGTACTTGAACTTGGTAAAAACATATTCCCCCGTAAATTACTTATGGATCAGCTTACCCGTATAAGGACTAATAAGAAGCTCTAGAATATGAAGCACATAGTTGATCTTGAGTGGGATGGCAACGGAGGAGTTAAGGCTACAGAAAAGAAGAGCGGTGATATAACAACGTATCATTTAAAACGCGATGATAAACCAGAAGGTAGTGTTGTAATATGGGAGTATCCTATAAACGACCCACCGTTTGGATTGTATATCGGAGGATGTTTGACACCCGGAGAAAAAGTACAAACTTAGCGCGGATTGGTCAGTGTTGAATAGGTGGATATCGGAGATAGGTTGTTAAACAAAGACGGCGAGTTTGTTGAAATAAAAAATATCTAGCTGCGGCAAAAAACGAACGAAAACACGTATCGCATAAAACCAGCTGGTTCATATAGGACTACTAATTTTACAAGTGAGCATCCAATCTGGACAGGGAATCGAGGATTTGTAAATGCGTCCGAACTTACTACGAACGATTGGCTCGAAATACCAAATGTGTATCACTGCTATGATGATGAATATAAAAACATAGTAACCACAGATGCAGATAAAAAATTAGCATACTTTTATGGATTGTTTACTGGAGACGGTTTTACAAATATAAATGGAAATTCGTATGACATCTATATGTCTATCGGTAAAAATGAAACAGAGTTTGCTAAATTCTATGACGATCTCGTATAGTAGCTGTTCAATAGGAGGTGTATACACGTACATAAAGATAGAGAACTAACCAGAAGGTTTACAGATAAACGATTGGTTCAAATGTTAGACGCTTCTGTAGGCAAATCGGCGTATACAAAACGTGTACCAGAATGGGTGAAGCGAGGATCTTATGATGTAAAACTTGCGTTCTTGCAAGGTTTCTTAGATACAGACGGTTCTGTATTTATCGACAGAGGTAAAGTTAGAATAAATTACACAAGTGTTAATCTGGAGCTTTTGGAAGATATTCAAGATCTACTATTTGCATTAGAAATTAAGAATAGTATAGTAATACATCAGAAGTAGACACGTAACGCATTTGGTTCAACATCTCTATAGTCTTATAGAATAAATATTGCCGCTGAAGATAACTTAAAGCTCGCAGCAAGACCTGTATTCGAAAGCAGGAAAATAAAACTTGCTACGCAATCCAAGCATACTGGAAAGTCGAAGATGAACATTGAATTTAAAAATGGTTGTGTATGGCTTAAAGTAGAAAAGATAGATTCGTCAATATATACCGGCGTTGTGTATAATTTTGAATGTGACACTCATACATTTGGGTGTAGATGCATAATGACACACAATTGCGACCCGTTAACCAAAAGTCAAGCGGGTTTAAAATCGAGCAAAAACGGTGAAACTCTAGAACAGACAACACCGTGCTAATCTTACTGATTGCGAAAGGCAGTAAGACAGTGTAACGCGTAGGAAGTGAATAAATATAATCTTCCCAAGAGTGCTCGACACCATTTGGTGATGATGTACGCTGAGCTACATGGGGACATGTAGAAGTGTAGATAAAAAGCTACACGATAACAAGACTGACGACCATGATGAATCTTTTACAAACTCTTTGGGGTCTACGTTTATATTTAAGCGTGTAAAAGCCGGGGAAGCCTGGAATGATGTTATAGTGGCAGAGTATTCAGGTAGACCAGATACCGCAGAAGAATATTATGAGAATGTACGTAAACTACTTACATTCTATAATGCGCGTCTATTGTTTGAGAATGAGCGTAAAGGTATATATCCGTACTTCACGAATAAACATTGCGATTACCTCTTAGCTGATTAGCCAGATAAAATAATTACGGAAGTCTTTAAAGACAGTAGAGTGCAGCGCCGAAAAGGCTGCCACATGACAAAATAGATTAGGGCGTATGGAGAGGGTCTAATACTAGAATGGCTATTAGAAGAATACGAACCAGGACACCCTAATGTAGAAAGAGTATACAGCGAACCTTTGATAGAAGAACTTATAGAGAATGACGGTGTGAAAAACGTTGACCGTCTTATAGCCTTATGCATGGTTATGATATATAGAGAGGAACTATATCAAGTAAAGGTATCTGCTGCAAAAGAATAGAACAAACAGGTTGAACTCTTCGAGATGCCCCTGTTCAGCAATCAATACTGGGCTGCTGATAATGAGTACATAGAAGATGGTATACCTACATTTACATTTTAAATATGAATGAAAACGTATATAACACAAGTTTTCCACAACAAAAACTTCCTTTGAGCAAAAAGACTAAGAAGTGGCAAGAGGACTGTGTAAACTATATAATAGGTGAAGGTAATATTACATCTGGAGGAGAAAGTAATCATTACTACGGGGAGCTATAGACCTACTATGATCTTTATAATAGTATATTCAACGAAGCTGATTTTAAAAAGATCACAAACCCATTTAAAGTCAATGATGGTTTTCCTGCTACTCCTCAAGACTTTAATATAATTAGACCTAAAGTAGACCTTCTTATAGGTGAAGAGACAAAACGTCCTATGAACTTTAGAGTAGTTCGTACGTCACAAGAAGCTACTTCAGAAATGCAGGAACACGAAAAAGAAATGCTGTTACAATATGTTGAGGCTGAGATTATGGGCAATATGGGTCCAGAAGAGCAACAACAATATCAGCAACAGTTGCAAAGCGGCGAGATAATGCCTCCTGAGTCTATAGCTAAGTATATGGATAAGGAGTACAAAGACATTATAGAGAATACCGCGTATCATACTCTCACATACCTTAGAGAGAAACTTAATATAGACAATGAGTTTATTAAAGGTTGGAAAGATGCTCTTATAAGTGGTAGAGAGATATATTACGTAGGCGTACTTAATGCCGAGCCATACATGGAGCGTATTAACCCTATGTATTTCTCTTACGACTAGAGCCCTGATCTCGAGTTCATTGAAGACGGTGCTTGGTGCTGCAGAAAGATGCGTATGCCAATCACAGAGATATACGACAGATACTTCGATAAACTTACAGAGAAGGATCTTAATAAACTCGAAGAACTAATCAATGCCGTACCTGCACGTAACTTAGGCGAGCATGATCCTGTAGATAGAGGTATTCAATTACGTTTCTATGATAACCCAGAGTTTGAAGGTGCAGCTAAACATTGTATAAATGTATGGCACGTGTGCTGGAAGTCATTCAAGAAGATATACTACGTAACTACACTGGACGAGCAAGGTGTACCTCAGGTTGACATTGTAAGTGAAAACTATCAACCAGTTGGCACAGAAATAGAAATGGAGACTGGATGGATAGTAGAAGTGTGGGAAGGATATAGAGCTGGTAGTGATTTATACTTCGGTATACAACCTATTGAATACCAGCATGTAAGTATCGACAATCCTAACTCTCAGAAGCTTCCTTACTGTGGTGCTATATACAGTGCTACTAATAGTAAACCTAGATCTCTTGTAAGTATCCTTAAGCCTCTTCAGTATATGTACATCGTACTGTGGTATCGTCTAGAGCTTGCAATTGCACGTGATAAAGGTAAGGTTGTAAACATGGACATCACACAGATTCCTAAGTCCATGAGTATTACTCCAGAGCGATGGATGCACTACCTGTCTAGCGTGGGCGTCAACTTCATTAATCCATATGAAGAGGGTTGGAACATTCCTGGACGTGAAGGTGGTAAGCCTGCACAATTCAATCAGATTACTGCGCTTGATCTTACAATGTCTAATGTCATTGCTGAATACATACAGTTGATGGATAAGATTGAACAGCTTGCTGGTACAATATCTGGTATTACAGAACAGCGCCAAGGTGCAGTGTCTGCTTCAGAACTTGTGGGTAATGTAGAGCGTAGTGTTATACAATCTTCACATATTACAGAACCATTATTCTGGGTACATAACCAAGTTAAACGTAGAGTGCTTAATATGCTTCTTAACACAGCTAAAGGTGCTTGGGAGGATACAGGTAAGCAAAAGTTGCAATACGTGTTTGATAATGGTGAACGCGCATTCTTGGATATTACGCCTAAGTTCTACTATGAAGATATGGATGTATTTGTAAGTGATACATCTAAAGATCTCGAGAATATACAAAAGCTTCAACAGCTCATACAACCTGCTATGTAGAATGGTGCTTCTCTCTTAGAGGCAGCTGAGATTCTTACTAATGACAACTTCAATGTACTTAAGCAGAAGCTTAAAGACATGCAGACTCGTCAAGAAGAGATGGCACAGCAACAGCAACAGGCTGAACAAGAACAAGCTCAGATGTTACAGCAAATGCAGAATGAAGCTAAACAACAAGAACTCATGCTTCAGGAAGCTCAGATGGATCTGCAACGTTATCAGATCGATCAGGATAATGCTACTAAGATTGCTGTAGCTGAGATCTCTGCTTATCGTGGTACTGAGGAGAAGGATGCTAATATGAATGGTATACCTGACCCGATGGAAATAGCTGATGCTGCATTACAGCAACGTAAGATGGATCAGGATGCTTATACTAAGCGTTATGAGCAACGTCAGAAGCGCGAGATAGAAGATCAGAAGATTAAGCTTGAACGCGATAAGATGGATCATGAGATGAAGCTGCAGAAGTAGAAAGACGATGCTGCGATGCAGCGTGAGCGTTTGAAAGCGAGAACTGCGCGCGTCAATAAGGTCGCAGGTGAGCGATGAAAAACACGCAAGAGTTCTTAGAAAGATTTAACCGGTGGAAGAATGGGGCTCCTATACAGGAGCTCTATAAAGCCGGTAGACCTGTAACGTTCGATGATGGTAAAGACGTAAATAAAGAGCCTGAAGAAGATCCTGCTTTACGTGCTGCATTAGAATATGCTTTGGCTATGAAGTTAGATAAGTATGATGAAGGTAAAGATGTTGCTGGAAGTTATAACTTTAATGCTATACAAAAAGTAGCTTAGAACGCACCTTTATCTTACGGTTCGTATTATGATCTTACTGGTGACGTAAATATGGATAATAGATTACCTAAATATAAAGGTGGCAAAGAATCTTACACCGGAGCTGATGATCTTATATCTCATTACGAAGGATTTCGAGATACAGTATACCAAAATAAAGGCGATATTCCTACTGTTGGATACGGCACTACTGCTAAGAAGTGGATTGACTTAGCTCGTAAACAAGGCAGAATAACAAAAGAACAAGGACGTTAGGCGATGACAGAACATCTCACTGATTCTGTAATACCTATGCTCCGTAAAAATATTCCAGGTTACGACAATATGCCGAAATAGGCTTAGTGGGTATTATAGGATATACTTTATAATGTTGGCGAAGGAAATATGTTTCGTAAATCTCCTAATTTTATGAAAGCTATAAAGAAAGGAGACTGGGCTGGTGCAGCTGCTCAAATGGACTGGGACAATAATAAACCAGGCTTCTCAAAAGGGGCACGTCAAAGAAATGCAGAGAGGCAAAGATTATGGAATGAAGCATGGGGCACAGAAAAAGTGCCAGCTACTATGGTCGAAGCATTATAGCAAAAAAAACCTAATAACTTTGTGCCTATGCCAGTAGATCCGTATGTAGCGCCATTGAGCCCTTCGCAGGCTGCTTATACTCCAGAAGTTCCTGCATCCATCAATAAAGACGCCGGCGTAGCTACCTGGCCACGTACTACAGTACTTCCAAATATAATAGATATGTATAACTCAGTGATAGAAAATAACACTCTACCGCTACAACCTCCTTTAAGATCATGGATAGCCCAATAAGACAATATTAGAAACAAAAGGATTATAGACGCCATAAGTTGTTCAGGAAGATAAACAGGCGTAGGAAAGCCGAACGATAGTAGGCCATCGATGCTCCTATGAAAGAGATGAAGCGTAGATTGAAGAGGTTTGGTGGAGGTAAAGATGCCGAAGAAGAGCAGCCTGTGATAAGCGGTCAGCAACCAGATATGTCTTGGCATAAATATTGGTTAAACAATAGAGCTGATATATTAGGCCATAATATTAAAGATACAGAAATACATCCAATTTTGGCATTACAGGAATTAACAGGTTATAATTTTCCGGGATTTGAAAAAATAGGAAAAGAACGAATAGAAGAAGAATTAAACAACGCATAGAAGTTTAGGGAATATACTTCGCCCAATGAAATGCCAGAAAAAGCAATTTAGTTTCTTCACCGAAATCTTCCTCGCGGCATTACTGATTAGCAAGCGTATGATGCGAGAATGGGCGGTAATGCTGGAGTAACATACCCTTATTAGAATATTGTAATGTATCATCCATTTAGTACAAACGTTGCAAGAGGCCACGAACGTACTCATACACTAAATGCTACAGCTCAAGAAAAAAAGGTAAAATAGATAATGATGGACCAATATAAAGATAGGAGTTGGTTTGATGATTATTATGAAGATCCTTCTGAAATATATGCAAGATTAATGAACTTCAGATATATGGCAAAATTAAATCCGAAGAAGAAAGTAACTGTAGAAGATTTAGAAAAATGGAGAAGTAATTTTGATTTAAATTATGGAGTATATGCTCCTGCTGATAATTTATTACGTAGATATAATAACGACACATTATTACGATTGTTTAATGAAGTCGCATAGAACAATACCGAAAACGTTTTAAATGAAGACGATTTGCTTATGGCAAATTCAGGCAAAGACGATTGGTTACATTCATAGTTAAAGACATACTGGGGAGGTGAACTTCCAGAAGTAAAAGTTACAGCAAGAGATTTACGAAAACCGCAAACTTTTGCCGGAAGAATAGCACAAGCTGCAGGAGCATCCCCCGCTGTATCAAGAGGAGCTGATCTTGTTTCAACTGCGGTATAGTTAACTCCGTACGGAATAATACCAGCAGCTCTTGACCTAGGTATGGATTCTAATTCATTATATCACGGAGATGAACGTGCTGAAAAAGATGTTGCTTTGGATTTACTCAGTATGATTCCAGGAATATCAAAACTGGGTTTGAAGAAAACACCCACCAGAACATTAAAACAAATGTGGGATGAAGCGCTGCAAGCTTACAGAGAATAGGTAAAGTTTTTATCTGGCGTCGGAAAAGCTGGAGATGCAATAGACGATACGTATGGATCTGTGAATGTAATGTCGCATTTCGATAAAGGTAAAGACTCTGGTATCCACATCAAACCATAGAACCGTGGTAAATTCACAGCTTTAAAGAAACGTACAGGTAAATCAGCTTCATGGTTTAAAGCACATGGCACTCCTGCATAGAAGAAGATGGCAACGTTTGCTTTGAATGCAAGGAAGTGGAAACATAAATAATATAACAGAATAAACTGTAACAAATTAACTAACACATATTTATAAATATGGCAAGAAAGAAGAAGAATCCGCTGGATGACCTTACATCAATGATGAGTGATCTTGGCTACGACAATAGTGAACAACACGAGAGTGTCGTAGATATGGATGAACTCACAGAAGGTTTTACTGGCGTTGAAGATCCAATCGAAGAAAATAATGAACCAGATCCTGGTAAAC